TCGGAAGAGGACACGGCTTTCCCAAGAAGTCCGCACTCTTGCCAATCTAAATTTGGTCAATGTACTTTTATTAACCTATGCAGAGCAAAACCATGTATAAAAGATCTTCCTGAAGGTCCGCCAGATGGTTTTATAGTGGATGAGTGGAAACCTTTCACAACAGAGAATGATGGAAATAAATAATGCCAAAGACTACAAAAGGGACAGGTTGAGAATACTAGCAATCGGTCCTGCTGGGTCAGGCAAAACCACACAACTTAGAACATTACCAGGCAAAAAGCTCTTGTTTTGTTTTGAGGATAATGCGCTAAACTCCTTACAGGGAGATTCAGATATAGATTATCAGTTGTATCTTCCTGATGTAGTAGAGATAGCGCCAAGATCATTAAGTTCCAAGCAGAATGTAAGATCAACTCCTGCAACGGGTGAGAAGCCAGAAGCCTTTGGTAATTTTGTCAAGGATTTTAACTCTCTCTTACAGGATAGTAGCAAAGCTACCTTTGCAAAGTATGATGTTATAGCAATAGATAGCCTTACATCTCTGTCAAAAGCGGTCATGGATTCTGTACTATGGATCAATAACCGTATGGGGCAACAACCAGCAATGGATGATTGGGCCGCACAACTAAACACGATTGAGAATACTGTTAGGAAAATAACATCACTTCCCAAAACTGTTTACATTACAGCCCATGATACATTAATACAGGATGACTTGACCAAAAAAATAGTCAATGAGCTTGTACTTACCGGTCAGCTAAAGACTAGGATACCTATGCTATTCTCAGATATACTAAAGTTTCAATGTGAGGACGGCAAATATTCTATGCTAACTGAGCCTGACCGATATAACATCAAAGTTAGAAGATCGTTACCTAACATTGATGCAGTTGTAGATGTAACGATAAAAGACTTCAGTAAGCCGCAAGACTTCGGTCTAGGTCATCTGATGTTAAACCTAGCTGAAAAGCTATGATAGCAATTTTCGATGGTCGAACTTTGCCATTAACTAACCATTAACATAGGTATTACTATGTCAGAAACTCAAGTAGATTTGAGTAGCCTCGAACTCGACGGTATCGAGGACATACAGGAGTTAAAAGCTCTTCCCGCCGGACAGTATCTTGTCCGTGTAAGCTCAGCCGAAATGATGAATTCTAAAGCAGGCAATCCAATGCTTAGAATGATTTGTGAATTTCCGGATGAGCCAACTAGTTCAGATGTGTTTCACTTCCTAATGATTCCAACGAAAGAAACTCCCGATGACCAAAAACGTATACGGTTATTGGAGATAAAGCGTACGCTTTCAGCCTTTCATTGTGATTATGGGCCGGATTTCTTTACAGATCCCACGTCGCTTGTTGGTCAGGAATGTGAGTTGTATGTCTCTGTCGAGCAAGACGATAAAGGTATAGATCGTAATAGACTAAATGCCCCTAAAATAAAATAAGGGCTATCTTTCGGAACACAACATGTATTTTGTGTTCCGACTCCCCCATTTACATAAAGGTTAATATGCGTTACACTCAATATACGCATAAAGTTTCTATTCCTATGCGGAAAGAGCTTTATGATTTCCTATCCGAGTTACCACGAGGTTCTCGTACAGACATGGGCCGAGAGTTTTTTCTCTATGTCCAAGCTCTATTAACTATCCCAGGTCTTGGTAAAGAACAAGTACGAAAGGCTTTAAACCAACTCTGTAAAGGTAACTATATTATTGACCTAGATAAAGAGGAGGATCATGAGACTTGAAGAGCTAGAAATTAGTATTGCCAAAATGAGTGACAGCGAGCTCCGAGAGTATATACTCGAGAACCGCAAAGCTCAAATACGTTACAAAGAAACCATGGCAATAGCCAAACCGAAAAAAGTAACCCTCACACCAGTTAAGTCCAAAGAAGAAACACTCCAAGATATCCTAAAAAATGTAGACCCAGCAGTACTAGAAAAAATCCTCAAAGATAAAGGAATAATATGAAGAAGCTATCTATTAAACTTATCTCAATTAGCAAGATAAATGTAGGCACTAGGTTCAGGGAAGAGCCAGGTGACATCGAATCCCTCGCTCAGTCCATAGAAACAGAAGGGCTCATTAACCCAATAACTATAGATCAAGATAATAATCTACTTGCCGGTGGTCGTAGATTAGCTGCGGCTATCTTACTAAAATGGAATGATATTACTTGCAATATAATGAAGATAGAGTCAGAAGGTGACTTACGAATCATCGAACTAATAGAGAATATCCAACGGAAGGAACTCTCTTGGTCCGAGCAGGCTAACTTAGTGAGCCGCATCAACACTCTAATGAAGGAACAGAACGCTAGTTGGACGCAAAACAAGACAGCCGAGCTACTAAAGATGTCACCAGGCCACGTCTCTGATCAGATTATGATTGCCGATGTGTCGGAAAACATTCCAACTCTAGCCGAAAAAGCAACTTTTAAGGACGCCGTGAAAATATACAGAAGTCTTTGTACTTCGATAGCAGAAACGGAATTGACTGAAAGACTACTAGAGCGAGCAACGAAAAAGATGCGACCAGAGCAGTCTAGTGAGCTTTCTGAGCATGATCGCTTTGTATCACTTAACGCAAACTCATATAAAATTATAGATGTATTCGATGGTCTTAATGAGGTATCCTTCGACCATTATGACTACGTTGAGATAGATCCTCCTTATGATAGTGCTAGTTTTGATCCTAAATACAAGAAAACCAAGCTGGAAATATACGGAAACCGTACTTATTTCGATTTCATAAACACATTAGTTAACAGGTGTTATGACAAAATGAGTACCAATAGCTTCATGCTACTCTGGTTTCCAACTCAAGACTATACCCTCTTCGCCGAAATACTAAGTGCAAACATGACAGGCTTCGATAGAATTCCTGCCATCTGGTATAAGAACACACAACCAGCAGGGGATTTGGACAAAACACTGAGCCGCAGATATGAGTCATTCTTTATAGCATGGAAAGGAGATCCAGTCCTACAAATCAAGGGCCTAGCTAATGTATTCGAGTATCCAACTGTACCAAGTACAAGTAGATGGCATCCAGTACAACGACCCTTAGATATGATGGTCAGACTTAGTGAAATATTCTGTCCCCGAAGCGGAAACACTTTGGTCCCATTTGCTGGTTCAGGAACAAGTATCAATGCACACTATTTGAGAAATCCGATCCCAGATTCATGTACCGGCTTCGACATCAACGAACAATTCCGCACTCGCTATCTAGCTAACCTTAGTTATCGTCATATTATGCTTAACGATCCGACATGGAGAGATGACGATGCTGAAACCACTTGATACAGGTACAGAGGATTCTAATATTGCCCTGCTCTTAGACTTTCCGCATAAAGATGCAACCTACAAGGGTGACTTGCTTAGTGGTCGAGCTGGATACACACTCCACCAGTTACTCAACAATGCAGGCATAGCAATCAACCAATGCTTCATTACTTACTGCCATGATGTGCAAGAAAACAAGGGTCTTATCAATACTAAGGGAGCTTTCTCTGAGCAAGGACTAAAGATAAAAGATGAAGTCCTAGAGAGATTCAAGGACATCAAATGCAATATAGTAGTGCCGCTGGGCCCATTCTCTTGCGCCACACTCACAGGAGATCATCGGATCAAATTCAATCGAGGCTCACTCTCCTGGAACGACGAGATCAATTGTAAAATATTACCAACATTCTCCCCTGGTAGTATCATGTTCCAAGCTCCGGAACGACTCATGTCCAGCATGGATTTTAAGAAAGTTCTCGATAACTCAAAAACTTCTCAATATACAGAGCCTCAACACACATTCCACATAAACCCATCGATCACCGAAGCAGACAGCTTCCTAGAATACTGTAAGAAAGCCGGCACTCCTGTATCCATAGACATCGAAACATTAAATGGTTTCGTATTCTGCATAGGTTTCTGTGTTGATACAACTACGGCTATGTGCATTAACTTTGACAACAGAACAATGGAGGAAGAGATAGTTCTCTGGCGTATGTGTGCTAAGTTCTTAGAAGATGAAACAATCCCAAAGCTCGGTCAGAATTTGATCTTCGACATATGGTTTTTAGCCTTCAGACACAAGTGTTACGTCAAGGGCTACATTGATGACACAATGGTAGCGCATCATATACTTTATCCAGACTTACCAAAGGGCCTAGGGACTCTGACAACTCTGCATACAGACGAACCGTACTACAAAGAAGAAGGAGGCTACTGGAAAGGCGGCATTGGAGACCGAACTAGTTTCCTGCACTATAACTGCAAAGATGTAATTACTACTCTAAAGGTCTGGCTCAAAATCAAGCAGTGGATAAACAAGCCAAGTATATTCTATGATATATACCGAACAACTATTAATATGTATCCAGCTCTTACATTCATTATGAGCCGCGGTTTAGCGATAGATCATAAAGTATTAGAAGATGTACGAGAAGGCATCATCATTGAGATCAAAGACCTAGATGCTTCATTACAAGGTGTCGTGCAGGAAGAGTCTGGTGATCCACTAATTACTCTCAACTTTAACTCACCTAAGCAGTGCTTAAACTATTACTATACAGTGCTAGGCATAAAACCCTATCTAAACAACGGTAAGCCAACTCTAAATGACGATGCTCTAATACGATTGTCCAAAGGAACAGGCAATAGAGAACCATTATATAGTGCTAATCTTATTCAGCAACTAAGGCAACGATCTAAGTACGTAGGTACATATCTAGAAATAAAGTTTGATGAAGATCAGCGATTCCGTTGCTCATACAATCCAAGAGGCACGAAAACCGGGCGGCTCTCCAGCAGTAAGACTATTTTCGGAACCGGAATGAATCAGCAAAACCTTCCACAAAACTTCAAGTCCTTCATAGTTCCAGACAAGGGCAAAATCTTCATAGAGATGGACAAACGCCAAAGTGAGTGGGTCATAACTGCATACATCTCAGGCGATAAGAACATGATAGAGGTTATACAAGAGAACCGTGACCCTCATGTATCTACGGCCAAGCTAATCACCGGCCTGCCAGATCATGTAATCATAGCAGAGGATAAGAATCTCGGCAAGACTACTAATCCAGAGGAAATAAATAGGATCAGAGATGAAATGCTCATAGACGGTACACCATTCATTGACTATGTAAGTACACATAATGCATTCATACCTAGAACTATGAGTTGCAGACAGGTCGGAAAGAAATCTAACCATGCTCTGAATTATATGATGGGCACAAATACTTTTAGTCTCACCAGCGGTCTATCACTTGAAGAAAGTGATAGAGCTAGATCCTTATATCTCAATTCCTACGAAAGACT